ATCTGATGATGTTTTGAAAACTTGGTCTTTTGTGGGGGATGAATCTTACACGGACGCAGACGATAATCAAATAGCTATTAGAAGATTGTTTGTTCCTAGAAAGGGATATTCCTTAGTAGGATTTGATTACAGTCAAATGGAAGTTCGTGTGTTTATGTCGTACTTTAGAAATAAAACTATCGATGAAATATTGAATAAAGATGATGTTGATTTTCATAGTGAAGCAGCTAAGTTAGCGTTCAATGTTGAAGAATCATCAGACAAATTCAAAGAGTACAGACAGGCGGCTAAAG